AGATACACATACATTTGACAAAGAAGTATACGAAGTTTCTATGATGTTGACTAAATTTGATTGGAGAGAAGATTAATGTTTGAAGAAACTGGTATAGGAATTAAAAATCCGCTTTGGTTTGTCGGCGTCGTAGAAAATAGAAATGACCCAAGAAAAGAAGGGCGCGTTCAAGTGAGAGCGTTTGGTGTTCATGGAACTAACGCGCAAGTTCCTACTGAAAGACTTCCTTGGGCAATATGTATTTCAGGAAACTACGATCCAAATTATCCAATCCCACCACTTAATTCTTGGGTATTTGGATTTTTCTTGGATGGCCGTGATGCACAGCAGCCAATGATACTCGGGCTAATACCTACACAAATGACTGGGTTAATAGACCCCGAAGCGAATGGCTGGGGTGTTATTCCTACTCAGAATGTTGATCTGGATTCACAAGGATCTCGTGCGACAGATTATGGTCAACCACAAAATTCTAGAAAAGCTCGTGGAGAAGAAATCCAAAATACTGGTGTACTTTTACAGGAAGTCAATAGAATAGAAGCAGATTTTTCTTCCGCTGTAGAAGGTCTTTCAGTTCAAGAACCGCCACCTGCTTATAATACGCAATATCCATATAATAGAGTCATTGAAACAGCCGCTGGCCATAGCATAGAATTAGACGACTCGCCAGGTGGTAAACGAATCACGATATTCCATAATACCGGTTCATTTATAGAAATAGATAATGGCGGTGTGATGAATGTCAAAGCCACCGGTGATCTTTTCTTGAGTTCAATGAAGAATATCATTATAGTAGCAGAAGGCCGCCAGATGATAAAAGTAAAAGGTGATGCTGTCTTTAGTGTAGATGGAAGTATGATACAGGAAGTCAGTGGAGATATGCAGCAGATAGTTCGAGGTAACTATCAATTATCTGTTGGTGGACAATTAAACTTAAATGCTAGTGAAGAAATTCAAGCAAGAGCAGCTAAGGTTAGAATTGAAGCAAATGTTGAAGGTATAAATCTAAAGTCCGGCAAAAAGATTAATATACAAGCTGGTGAAGCAATTAATATAAAATCAGCAATGGGAATTCTTCAGGAAGCAGTTGGTGACTTTAATATTAAAGGTGATAATTTCTATACACAGAGTGAAGGTGCAATACATTTTAAAGCTGGAGATTCTATATTCCAAGAGGCCGCGGCCGATATCAATATTAAGGGCGATAATTTATTCATTCAAGGTACTGGTGATACAAATATCAAATCTGCTCAAATATTCTTAGACTCAGCTGGAAATATGAATATTAGAGGCGCTTACACTAAAATAGGTAACGGTCAAGTAAGTATTAATGGTACTTCAGTTGCAATAGATGAATTTGTATTCTTAGCAAATGGACAAGCAGTAACTGCTCCAGGTGGCACTGCAGCTACAGTTGCAGAGGAAGCTCTACCTGCAGAACCTGCAGAAAGTGCTGAACTGCCAGAGCCGGCAGCAAAATCTACCGGCAATGGTGGAACTGGAAGCTTTACAGGCGGTACATACCGCAATCCATCCGCAGGCGGGGGCGGCGGTTATATGTCAGCAGATGATCAAATAACGGGCGCCACTGTTGGTTCGGGTGCAGGATCTAGCACCGGATCAGCAAACGAAGCTCTCAGTTCAAGTTATACACAAGGTGCTTTGACACCATTACTTGATTTACTCGGAAGAGCTGAAGGCGCGGGGTATGATACAATTGTAGGATTTGTACGCAAAGAAGATTATCCAGCTAAACCTATAACGTTACTTACCGTCGATGAACTTCTTGCATGGCAGGATAGTATTGATGCTAAATATAATTCTGAAGCTTCTGGTAGATACCAAGTAATGGAAGATACACTCAGAGGATTGAAAACACAAGGCGTTGTAAGCGGTTCTGATTTATTTGGACCTGCGACACAAGATAAAATAGCCGTAGCTCTTCTTAAAATAAGAGGCCTAAATAGATTCTTAAATGGTATTATTACTTCTGAACAATTTGGCGATAATCTTTCGTATGAATGGGCAAGTTTACCTGTAATGACAGGGCCAAGAGCTGGGCAAGGCAGATATTCTGGTCAAGGTGGAAAAATTAGAATACAGGAAGTATTAGATATTTTGAAAAAAGTAAAAGATTATAACGTAAGTTCAACATCTGGATTAACTACAGGAATACAATAAAATGACAATATGTAATGATTCAATAGAAAGTAGAAATTCAAGTAGTTTAATTTCTACCGATGGGTTCGCGTATTCACCAACAATACAAATTTATCAACTGGATAAAATAACGGCAGAGTTTGCAAAAAATTCAGTTATTATATTCGAAGATCCATTTATTCAAACATATGGGCAAGAAGTTTTTAATCAGTCTCTTATTTCATTCAATAATTTTCTAGTTGCTGCAAATGCTAATGAATTTTTAAATCTTACCGTTAATTACCCGTTAGTAAAAAGTAGAATAGATCGAGGCGTTGCTATTACGAGTGTTGAATTTACAGATTTTATGGAAAATTCTGGATATAACCCTATTACTATCGGACCTCAACAAACGTTGAATCCAAAAGGCGTGCTTTCGCTCTATAATTCACACATAAATGGAAGATTTTCTAAGAGTACAATGGGAACATTCTGCGAATTAGCTCCAGCATTTTTTGGAGCTGTTGCAGGATTTTTTACTGCTGTAGGAGCAATCGCAAATAAAATAACAGACATTATTAACAGCATACAAAACTTTTCACTTTCATCTTTACTAGACAATTTAAAGAAAAAGATTTTAAGTGTTATTGAAAATGCAATTGAAAGAGTAAAAAGTGTAATACAGAATTTTACATTACAAGGCCTTGCAAATGCTGCTCAACAATTTTTTCAAACACAAATTCTATCTAGATTTAAAGAATTGAAAGATCAAGCATTATCTTTCTTTGATAAAAATAATATCGAGGAATTTAAAAAGAGAATTGAAGGCTTAATCTCATATGCAACAAGTATATTTAAAAATCCGAATTTAGAAGAAATACAATTTTTGATCTATAGATTCTGTTCATTTATTACACAAGTTGAAGATATTATAAATTCTGTGCGAAAACCACTCGATAATTTCTCAAATAGATATATATCAGCGGGTAGAATTTTGGAATCGCAGTCTAATTTTAATACTGCAGCTGCAGTTTCTGCTGGCGCAAAAAGATTTAATAATGATGAGGTTTACAGCGCGGTCACAACGGGTATCGGATTTGAAACAGCTGCAGGAAATCCACCGCCACCTTCATCAGGTGAAATAGATGGCGTAACACCATGGAATGATGGGAATGGAGACTCGAGAATCAAATTCGGAGGTGGCCCTATAGGTGATGGACCCGAATCTTGGTACCGTATGTCAGTAGAAGCAAAAGTCGGTTTAATGAGATTACAGCAAAAGTTCGGTAAACAATTAACAGTAACAAGCGCGTATCGAAGTACAGAAAAGCAAGCAAGATTATTTGCTGAAGCTGTTCAAAAATATGGAAGTGAAGCTGCAGCGAGAAAGAAAGTAGCACCGCCCGGTTCTTCTAAACACGAAGGCGGCACTGCGCTTGATATTTCTTGGGCAGGATTTCCGAGTGGAAAATCAGAATTTATACAGTTCGCACGAGAAGCAGGCTTTAAAGGTTTCGGTATAAGTTATAGTAACTTCATCCACATAGATTTAGGTCCAGAAAGGCAATGGTAAATGGTAATATTACCTCAAACTAGAATTACGCCAAGAACAAGAAAAGTAGAAACCGTGTACGCAGACTTTCATAAAGATCTGACTGTGAACCCATTTTCTAATGATCTTGCGTTAAAAACAGATGAAGAGGCGATAAAAGAGTCTCTTAAGAATATCATTTTAATGGATAAAGGTGAAAAATTGTTTCAACCAGGATTTGGTGGAAACATTCGTGCAATGCTGTTCGAATTAAATAGTCCTGCTACTATAAAATTAATTCAAGAACAAATTAAAAGTACCATAAATAACTATGAACCGAGAGTACAATTGATCGATGTTGAAGTATACAGTTTGATTGATGATAATAGAGTTGCGATAAAGATAATTTATGCTCTTAGAAATAGAGAAGAACCAGTCCAAGTAGAATTTATATTGGAAAGAGTAAGATAAATGGCAAAGACACCGATAACTGAACTTGACTTTTTTGCAATTAAAGAGCAATTCAAAACTTATTTGAGATCTCAATCAACTTTCAAAGATTACAACTTTGAAGGATCTAATATGTCCATACTCTTGGATGTATTAGCGTATAACACGTTTCAGAATAATTTTTATACTAATATGGCAATATCAGAAATGTTTCTTGATACTGCTCAATTGAAAAATTCGATTGTGTCTCACGCAAAAGAACTAAACTATCTACCTAAATCTTCCACTTCTGCAAAAGCGGTTGTGAGAGTTACATTTACAGATACAAATGGTCCTTCTACTATAACAATACCGAAAGGTACAAAATTTACATCTTCGATAGGTGGTTCTTCATTTAATTTTATCACGGCACAGAATTATCTTGCAAGAAAAACAAGTATTTCTGCTAATGGTCTTACTGCTACTTATGTTGCAGATCAGGTTGAAATTTTTGAAGGTGAAATTTTTACTAACTTTGATACAGAAGGTTATTTCGTGGAAGACTCTGCATTTAAATGCATTCTATCAAGCGAAAATGTCGACATCACATCCGTGTCCGTTGCTACAGACGAAGATGATACTCAATTCATCTACAAGACTGATATTTTCGGCGTAGAATCTACAGATCTTGTATTTTATATTGAACCTTATTTTGATGATAGATATGCTGTAGTATTTGGAAGAAACGTATTCGGGCTTCAGCCAGATCCTAATTCACAGATAAAAATAGAATACCGTGTATGTAATGAAGATGAGGCGAATGGTGCTTCCAGATTTGCAACCACATTTAAAACTGGAGCAAGAGTAGAAACGATACAAGCAGCGTCTGGCGGGGCCAAGAAAGAATCACTTGAGAATATTCGTTTCTTTGCGCCAAGATCAATGCAAATTCAAGAGAGAGCTGTCACTGCAAGAGATTATGAAATTCTTCTAAAACAAAAATTCAATCAAATAAGCGCCGTATCAGTATATGGTGGTGAAGAATTAGAACCACCGCAATTTGGTAAAGTAGCGGTTTCAGTTGTATTGGAAGGAAGTAATGATCTTTCTGATAGTAGAAAGAACGAGTTTAGACGTTATCTAATAGATAAAACTCCTCTCACTATTGAACCGATATTTGTAAATCCTGAGTTTATGTATGTAGATATTGGAATTAACGCATATTATTCTTATAAGCAAACAAATAAAAGTGAGGCAGAATTAGAAAGTCTCATAAGAACGGCAATAATAGATTATAATGATGTAAATCTAGACGCGTTTGGTGCTACTCTCAGAACTTCTAAATTAATTGCGGCAATAGATAATACCGATGATGCAATTTTAAGTAATAGTTTGACTTTAAAAGCTATTATTGAATATTCTCCGCCATTGCTATTACCTCAAAACCCAACATTTAAATTTGGTTCGGCACTCATTAAACCATATCCATTTGTAAATTCGACTGGATTTACGGATTATACACCATCAATTACTAGTTCAGTTTTTTCATATAATGGTGTATGTGCGCTGATTCAAGATAATGGCTCCGGAATTATACAGATAATAAGCAGTGATATTATTAATACTAGAATTTTAAATGCATCTGCCGGAACGGTAGATTATAATACAGGTATTGTCCGTTTAGTTAATTTTACAACTGATGGGTATGCAGGTTCGTCTATTAAGATATTTGCAAAGAAAAAAGAAACAGATATTATTGCACCTAAAAATAGATTATTGCAATTAAGAGATAGTGATGTAAGAATTACATTTACAGAGGTTTCCTCATAATGAACATCGAAAAATTTATATCTTATCAAATAGAAAAACAGTTTCCGTCTATTTTTAGAGAAGATGGAGTTGAACTTGTAGAATTTATGAAGTACTATTATAAATTCTTAGAGGAAAGCTCTAATCAAAGTATCTATAATAATAGAAGATTATTTGAATATCGAGATATAGATAATACACTTGAAAGTATGATTATATTCTTCAAGAACAAATACATGAAGGATCTTCCACTTGATGGTGATAATACTAGATTTGCTGTAAAAAATATTCTTGATTTATACAGAAGAAGAGGCACGCCTGAAGGCGTGGAATTATTCTTTAGACTCTTTTATAATGAAACAGTAGATATTTACTACCCCTCTGAAGCAATATTAAAACCTTCGTCTTCCAGCTGGAATAATGGTATCTTTTTACAGTTATATCCGAGAGAAATTGCAGACTTAAAAGACCTTACAGGTAGAGAAATATATGGATCAATATCTAAGGCTGAAGGTGTTGTTGATAGAATACTTTTCACGCTCGTCAACAACGTTTTAACTCCAATTCTATTTTTAGGAAGTGTGAGAGGTACTTTTATTGGTTTTGATGACATCTATACAATAATAAACGGTGAAATTGCTAACTTTGGAAGGGTGTATGGTTCATTAGATTCAATAACGATAGATTCAAATGATCCAAGAGCTACCACAGGTAATAATATCGGTGACTTAGTATCAGTTGCATATCCCGGTGCTCGAGGTGGTAAAGCAATTGTTACAGAAGTTTCACAGACTATATCTGGTGAAATAGAGTATTTTATAGATGAATCGGGCTTCGGTTATACAGAAGAAAATACACTATTACTTGTTTCAAATCAAATTATATTTTCTGATGATCTATTTGAAAAATTACAAGTTCTCGAAACACTTCAAGATCAAGATGGTAATCGTGGCATTGTAATAGGTGGAAATGAAAATTTAGTCGGCGTGCGAATGGAAGAAGGATTTGAATTTTCTTCTAATTCTATTATTACCACCACTAGATCTTCTAATAATGATATTGTATTAGTTGATGATGAAATTATAACCAGTAACACCAATTTGGTAATCATAAATAAAGATGCTAATAACTATTTTAGCGACAGTGAAATAATATATTACGAATCTATTGTACCAAAAAATGAATCTTCACCAGGTCCATTATACCCTGAAGTAGCAAATACATCAATACTTTCGGTAAAATTGGAAGAATTAGATAATCAAGAAACTGTATCACTTATAACTGACATAATTAGTAATTTCCTCGATGTTCAACTCGATTCGGTAGACTTTAATGATCCTCCAGCACTGGTTCCGATGAGTGGTATCGCGAATCCAGTTACAATAAATACAAGAATAGACGAAGCCTTTGATCTTGAGCCATTCACAATAGGTTCAATAAAACGTTTTGTAAATGTAAAACCTGGTTCCTCGTATGTTAATAGAGTATTTGCTGTTGCCCTAGATCCAGTTATGGTTAATTTTGATATATACAATCAAATAATTACACTTGACAATATATCTACAACATTTGAAGTAGGAAGTATTATAACACAAAATGGCATATCCGGTAAAATTTTAAGAATTACGGGAAATACATTGTTTGTTCTGCCTTATTCTTATTACGGGTTTGCAAATGGACCTATCACATTCAACGGCGTTAGTTATAATCCAATTAGTATAAGCAGAGATTATAGTTCTAAAAAACTAGGGTTTAATGCAGATATTAATGCAGTGACTCAATTTGCGGTAGGAAAAATCTTAAAAGTTGATGTTACAAATTCTGGTTATGGATATTCAGATAATCGTGAAGTAACTATAACAGATAATTTTGGAAACATATTAGCTGTTGGTATTACAGATGCAAGAGGTCAAGGAATAATTGAAGGCAGATGGTCGTCTAAAGAATCTCATCTAAATTATCAAGATGGAAAAGTGCTGCAGGATAGTGATTACTATCAAGAATATTCTTATAGGATATCTTCTAAAACGGATATAAATACCTATAAAAATACACTCACTGAAATATCGCATCTGGCTGGAACTAAGATGTTTGGCCAATTTGTTCTTAAAGATGAAGTCAAAGTAAATTCTAGTGCTAGAATTTCTATAATAAGAAACGCTTGAGGAAAAAATGTCAATCATAACACATAAATTTAGAACAAATAATACAAATAATTTTAAAGAAGATTTTGATCTTTCTAATTATTACGTTTTTGTTTCCTCTGTCAATCCATCAACGACAATAAATTCAGAATTTTCTAAAAATGAATTTTTAGAAAATTCTCTATTCGGTAAAAAAGTTGATCCTAACGAAGTGTTCTTTATGATTGATAATACTAGATGGCAATACGATACAGTGTATGATCAATACGACGATAAAGTGGATTTAGTAGATAAAAAGTTTTATGCTATAGTATATCCTTCGGATAATGGCACCGGAGATTATAGAGTTTATAAGTGTTTGTATAACAATCACGGTGCAAAATCTGTCAACGCACCTAATTTTAATGTTGATACAGATGATCAAATTTATAGAATGGGTGATGGTTACGTGTGGAAACACATGTACGCAATATCCGAACTCGATTTTAGAAAATACGCAGCACTAAGATATGCTCCAATAATGTATAAATCTTCTATTATTACTAATGTAATTGGAACAGGAAATTTTGTCACATTCTTTGCTACAAATGATTTTGCGGCGGGTATGGTAGCATCTGTCCGCGATGTAGAACCAATTCAATATAATATTACAGATAGAACGATAGTTACAGCAAATTCATCCACGTTTACTGTTGGCGGAAATGAAACTGGCACATATATAGCATCTAGCGGCGTGTGCTACATAAAAAATAGTCCAGTTAATGGAAAATCTATAGATCACATTGAAGTAGAAAATTATGATGTAAATAAAGGTTATGAATTTCGCGAAGGTGAAATCGGCATAGTGGAAACAAATCAGATCTCTATTACTTCAACAAATGGCAACTTGTCAGAATTAGGAAATTATTACGCCGGCCAAAATTTTTATGTCATAGATCCCAATAACGAAGCAAGAATCTATACTATAGATACTTATAGATACGTGTCACCGAATAAAGGAATAATCACACTATTAGACAAAGATAATTTCATAGAAGAAGATTTTAATTTTGAAATCTTTCCTAGAATAGAAATAAAGGGTGATGGATCTGGAGCCGTAGCAATACCTAAAATCAATAGTTTAGGAACAATAGAAAGTACTATTATATTAAATAAGGGAAGCGGATATACGAGAGCTACAGCTCGAATAGTAACTCCTTTATATGGATTTGATACATCTAGTGAATTTGCAGCAGACGTAGAAGCAACATTAAGACCAGTTCTTTCCCCTGAAAACGGACATGGTTATGATTTTGAAAAAGAGTTATTATCTAGAAGAGTAATTGTATACGCGCAATTGACAAATACTGATAATTTATCTATCCCATCTACTAATCAATATACAAAAATAGGATTAGTAAAGGATCCAGAATTTATTTCTAATACTGATTTGTTTGATAATAGAATCGAATTAACTTTAAGCTCAAACATTCTAACAGTTGGTGAAATTGTTACACAAACTTTAAATGGTGAGATTACATTCTCTGCCGAGGTACATGAAACTTCAAGTGCAAATACAGTTTATCTATGTAATTATCACGGGCCATATAAAACATCTGGTGTAGGGCTCGATGCTGCGGGCTATATATATGATGACATACCAATTAATACATCAAGAAAAATCATCTCATCACAAAACCAGCTCTTAGATATAAATAATATTACAAGACCTCAGTATGTGCAAAAGACAGGTGATGTTTATTACATGACCAACTTTGCTCCAATAACTAGAACATCTACTTCAAACGAAGAATATAAAATTATATTAGAATTTTAAGGATCGTAAATGCCAATTCGTACCAATCTCAATGAGTCCCCTTACTATGATGATTATGATATTACTAAACAGTATCATAGAATACTTTTTAGACCGGGTTATGCTGTTCAAGCAAGAGAATTGACTCAACTTCAAACTATTCTACAAAATCAAGTAGAACAGTTTGGTGATAATATTTTCAAAGAAGGTACAATTATTAAAGGTTGTAACTTCACCGAATTGTCGGCACTTAAATATGTAAAAGTAAATGAAACTCCAGTCAATATTTTAAACCCAGATGTTACAGCATCAGTAAACGAATTTGTTGGTGGGATAGATGAAGAAACAGGAATTGAAACATTTTATGAAATCTTAGGTGCTACTACCAGTCTAAGAGCATTAATTATAGCCGCGTCATTCGGGTTTGAAACAAATGACCCAGATTTAAGTACATTTTACATTAATTATCTGAATTCCAACAATGCACAAGAAAAAGTTTTTGACCAAGGTGAAACTTTAGAAATTTACAGATACACAATCGAAAATGATGTTACGAGTGTCGGAATAAAAGTTGCAGAATTTTCAGTTACAAGTAGAGCAAATCATGTCGGTAATTCATTTGGTGTCGAATCTGCTGTTGGTATTACGTACCAAAAAGGGCATTTTCTATATGCCAAACCACAGATAGTAATCTTATCCAAATATACAAATGTTCCAAATAATATTTCTGTTGGTTATAGAGTAAGTGAAAGATTAATTTCATCTCTCACGGATAATAGTTTATATGATAATTCCATTGGAACACCAAATCAGAATGCTCCAGGTGCTAATAGACTTAAATTAGAACCTATTCTAGTAGCTATTCCAACAAACGAAGCAGATGCAGATTCAACATTCTTTACTCTTGCTAGATATGTAAATGGAAACGCCGTTCAGATAAGAGACGTTTCTCAATATAATGTAATCGGCGAAGAAATGGCGCGAAGAACATTTGAAGAGTCTGGTAACTATAAAGTAAGAGGCTTTAAGACAAAAGTTACAGGTTCTGCTAATGGAGCCATACAAGCAGCAATTGAACCTGGCCTTGCGTATATAAAAGGTTTTAGAATAGAAAATAAGGCCGAGCTTTTTGTACCTATAGATCAATTGGAAATTGCAGATACTGAAACACAAGCAAATCAGCCTGTCTCATTTAATTATGGATCATATGTTGATATTGCTAATACAACAATAATGGGAACATTACCCGTAGGAACTTATGCTACAGCAGCATTGAAAAATGTCGGTGGAACTACTATAGGTACCGCAAAAGTACGAAATTTCACACCAAGCCGTGTTTATCTTTCTGATATAAGAATGGGTGCAAATAATTTTGCAGATGTAGCATCTATTGATGGCGCTGCGGGATCTGTAAAAATAATACCCACAATAAAACAAAAAAGCAATGATACACTAATTTTTAATGTTGGTGAAACATTCCTTAGAACTGTTACAGATATCAGCATACCTGTGCGAAAAGCAAGATCACTCACTACAATAACAGATTCATTCACATTAACTGCTCTTACTGGTGAAGATTTTAATGTACAACTAGATGATACTTTAATTGTTGACACTACTCAAGACAATCTTCAAATATCGAGTATTGTAAGAGACAGCGCAACACAAATAACAATCAATTTAGTTCCAGGCCAAACGCCTGCATCGACAGGGACTATATACTATAACTCAAGAGATCAAGTTGCGGAACCATACAACAAATTAGATAGAACACTTTATGTTAAAGCTACATATTCATCTGCAACAACATCTTATAGTTTAGGATTCCCTGACGCGTATAAACTAGTTAGTATTTTAGATTCAAGTAGCAATGACGTAACCAATAGCTTTAGACTCAAAACAAATCAGCAAGATCATTATTACGATCTTTCATATATCGAATACATACCTGGCAGACCAGTACCAGCTTCGGGTTTAATGACTATTACGTTTAAAGCTTTTAAGCTTGATACTGCTACTGGATCTTATTTCTTTAATGTTGATAGTTATCCAAATGATTTTGATCTAAGTTTAATACCTACATACACAACATCGTCAGGTGTAAATTTAAATCTTCGCAATTGTCTTGATTTTAGACCATACGCGACAAATACAGTAACATATGCGAATGCAGAGGTGCTAGGAACAGCACCAACAGTTAGTACTGCAGTAGGTGCCACACCTACATTCTCTGGAACATTTATAATCCCAGCATTAAATTCAGCTGCAACTGTAGATTATGAGTATTATCTAAATAGAACAGATGTGATTACTATAGATTCATATGGTAGATTTTCAACAGTAAAAGGTTCTCCTTCGAAGAAATCAAAAGCACCAACTATCGGAGATGATCGTCTAGTTATTAGTGAAATTTATGTACCAGGTTATCCTGCAATTTCTTCTGACAGAGCATCACTAGAAAATAAAGCCGAATTAGCGGTTAAAACTAAATCACTTGGAAATAAAAATTACACTATGAAAGAAATAGGTGATTTAGATCAAAAGATCAGTAAATTACTTTATTACATGTCAGTTTCCATGCTAGAAGCTTCAACTGAAAACTTAAATATTACAGATGAAAATGGTATAACCAGATTTAAAAATGGTATTTTGGTAGATCCATTTAACGACCTATCAATAGCCGATGTAAAAAATAATGAATTTAGTGCAGCAGTTGATTTTACTGAAAAGTCTCTCATGCCTGCAGTAAAAACAATACCTATTAATCTAAAGTATAAAACATCATCAAATATATCACTGCACCCTAGCAGTTTAGAAATAGATGTTGCAACTCTTGAATCCTCTGTAAATACACCAATAATTACACAACCTTATGCTAATAGCTTTAGAAATTGTGTCAGTAACTTCTATGATTACAGAGGTACTGGGTTCTTATTCCCAGAATATGATGGCGCGTTTGATACTGTTACAGCACCAGCGCCAAATATTGAGATTGATATGGCGACTCCATTTATAGAGTTTACTGAAGCTTTACAAGAATTTGTTCCATTAACATCAACTCAATCTACACTCTTAGAGTCAAGAGTTGAAGAAATTGGTAGAACAACCGCAGGTAAAGGAAGAAAAGCAAGAACAACTTCTATTACAACGCAGCAGACGGATATTATTCAAGATATCACTCGTTCTCTTCAGGTTTCTGAAGGCAGAGTCAATGAACAAAATCTAGGTGAATTTGTCACAAACTTTAATTTCAATCCATTCATGAGATCGAGACAAGTCAGAATTTTAATGCATGGTCTAAGACCAAATACACGTCATTATTTCTTCTTTGATGATGTTGATGTAAACTCCAGTGTACTGCCTGGTATAGTACCAGAATCGGATTCTGTACGAGATGTTGTGGCCGCAGGCACAACTGTTACCAGTGTTATAACAGATATCAATGGCAGCCTAGCAGCTATATTTACAATACCACCAGAAACATTCTATGTAGGTGATAGAGTACTTAAAATCTCCGACGTTGATGATATAGATTCGATAGAATCAGCAGGAACTTCAGGCGGGATTATAACATACAGAGCTTACAATTTTTCTGTAAATAAACAAAGCCTTACACTTAGTACTAGAGAACCAGATATACGAGTAACAGAAACTATTACTTCAAGAACAGTAGTAAATAGACCAGTAACAGTTCAGACACCTACACCTAATAATGATCCACTTGCACAAACATTCTTTATTAAATCTGCAATGGCCCAAGGCGCTGATTGTATTTTTGCTTCTAGAATTGATCTTTTCTTCAAGAGAAAAAGTTTGACAAACGGTGTGACTGTTATGTTAAGAGAAGTAATGAACGGTTATCCTACAGCAGAAATTATTCCGTTCTCTATGGTACACTTTAAATCAACAAACATTAATACTTCTGAAACTGGCACAACCGCAACATCTGTATTCTTTAAAGCTCCTATTAGATTAGATGTTGAAAAAGAATATGCAATTGTAATTATGCCAGACGCAGGAGATCCTGATTATTTGGTTTATACTTCTAAAGTTGGACTAGAAGATTTTAGCACAGGTACACCAGTTGTTATGGACTGGGGTGATGGTGTTCTATTTACATCTACAAACAATAGATCATGGCAATCATATCAGGATGAAGATCTTAAGTTTACGTTGTATAGAAAAGAATTTAATCAATCAAGTGGTACTGTAACTCTTACAAATGAAGACAATGAATTCTTCACAATTTCTGCCATTACTGGTGACTTCCAAAGTGGTGAAGTTGTGTATACCACTAAGGCTAGAACAGGATCTACTACCAGTACAGTTTCGCTTTCAGCAGGAAATACTGAAATAACTGGTACCGCACTATCTGATACTTATGCAGTGGACGATTATATCTACGTTGTTAGTGGTGGAAATAAAGATCTATTTAAAATTCTTCAAGTTTCAACAACATCAATGATATTAGATAAACCTTCCAAATTTACGGGTTCATTTACACATAACCCAGCAGTTGTAGGAAATATAGTTTATTACACGGGAAGAAATCCAGAATTTATGGTGCTTGAACGCTCGTCGGCAAGCTTAAGCAAACTTTTTGCGACAGGAAACTCAATAACTGGCTTTACAAGCGCAGCTACTGCTACAATTAGTTCCGTAGATAACATAGAACTTAGTTATATACAGCCGATCATATTGAAAACAAATAACAGTGTCACTGATACTGTCATAACTGGTACATTCACAGATCCATCTGATACAGATTCAACATATACTAGAAATATACTATTTAATGATAAAACAGTGTTTAATGAAAAAGGGTGTATAATTTTCAGTAAATCCAACGGAGTAAAACCATTTGATCTTACTCTTACGTTAACAAATGGTTCCAATCCCACGGCAACGCCGTTTATAGATGTTGAAACTGCTTCGATATTAGCATATCAATATAAAGTTGGAGCAAACACAGAAAATACTTCATCATATGTTTCTAGAACTATCGAGTTGGCAGAAAATCTAGATGCAGAAGATTTTACACTTTATACGACTGCTTACAGACCAATCAATACAGATATTAATGTGTATATTAAAGTTCAACACGCGTCAGATCCATTGGCAATTGAAGTCAATGATTGGATACAACTTGAATTAGTTGAAGGTGCTGAAGTTTATTCATCAACAAGTAATACTAATGATTTTAAAGAGTTTGTTTATAAATTGCCAGACACTGAAAAAGTTGGTGATGTATTGACTTATTCAAACACATCTGGTGAATATTCTGGATATAGAAAATTTGCCGTAAAGATTGAATTTATTGTAGATGAAGTAAATGGAAGATTACCGATAGGTTCTGTTCCAAGACTTCTAGATTATAGAGGAATCGCACTTACATGATCAGAGACGAAAGAACAAAAGCACTGATCAATACCGATACAGATGCCCTTTATAAATACAAGCAGGAAAGAGATAAGAATCGAAAGATGATTTCTATGCAAAAAGATATAGATTATCTTAGAGTAAGAGTGGACACTTTATATAAACTTTTAGAAGATAGAATAGAGAAGAATAATGGCAAAGTCATCAATAACTGAAGTATCTGCTAATAACACATTTCAAGTTTGGTTGGATAAAACTAACGAATTAGTAGACTTAGTAAAAACTGATATAGTGACAACTTCTCTTGCTACTGCAGGTGGAGATGTTACAGTAGGTAATGCTACTCTGCAGGGTAATTTTACCGCTAATAATATAATTGCAAGTACACTTTTAAGAGTTGATGATATTAGTCCTAAAGTTGGATCGACAGAAGTAGAATTTTCTGCTCCTGTTTTTATTACAACTAACCAAACTGTTTTAAGTAGATTATCTAGTACTTCAGGTCCTAGAGTATCACTCTTTAACACCACTGATACAGATTGGCAAATTGGTTTTGAAAACAATACTACCAAAAATTTTATTATTACTAACGGTGCCGCAAATTTAAAATTAACTTCATCTGGCAATATCGAAATAACTGGTATACTTTCAGGGACTGCTTCTATTGCAACTACAGTTACTCTTGTCGCAACAAACACGACAAATGCTACTCATTTTCCAGTATTTGTAGATGCAGCAACCGGAAATGAAAATGTTAGAACTCCTTC